CTCCATAGGATAGTGTTTGTCATCTGGATCGGGATATATACCCGCATCTTCCAAATCTCGAATTGCATCTTCCTCACGTTGCCTATCCAGTGCAGCTTGATGGAAGTGTAAGAATGAATCAGTCATACTTTTTTAAACCTCGTAAGTAATTTTGAATATAGTTCGATACCCTTGAAATAACCTACAGAATCACCTTCAGCTAATAAACTTTCAGCTTCATCCAATACGCTATCCAGTATAGTATCTTTTGTATCTTTAATCTTTTTTGATGGATCGGGCTTGGCCTGTTCCCATTTATATAGATTAAAAGAGTCTTTGTAATATCTATAAGCCGTGGACTTCGGAATCTCAAAATCAGTATGCAATATATCACATATATCCAATCGAGTTAATTTATCTTTTGGATCTTTTTTGGATTCGTTATCTACTAAACATTTATAGATGAAGTTTTCAGCTTCCTCTTTAGTCACTGATTTTTCCTTTTATATCTTGGATCGCATCAGTGTGAACTGAAATCAAATCTATGATCTCACCTATCTGTTTGCAATTATCAATATTAACTTGATGTTGGTGCGTTATATCTTTTTTGTTTAGTTCGTGAACTTCAACTAAAGATTTTCTCACAAAAATTTCTAAATTTGTGATTTTACTCTCAATAGAGTTTATGGATTCGAGTACTTTTTTAAAGTCTCGTTCACTGTCTTTCATTTTGGATGAATGATATATAGGACATTACAATATTACTTTAGTTCCATTCATAATGCAACATTCATAATTCTCATTCATAATTCTCACTGATAATTCTCAGAATTTGACATTCATAACTGACTAGGTATATATGGATTGTCCATTCATTTTTCTTTCATTCATCATGGCCTCAACCATTCATAAGTTTTTTAAACATAGTCATGTTCAGTTATCTATTCAAGATTTATTTTTTATCTTAATAATTCTTCAAAAAATTTCAAATAATTATAATAATCATTTCTCAGAGAATTTACAGTATCGTGCAGATAGGTTAATTGATAAGATTTTGATTTCTATAAATAGTATGAATTGATATTGTTTTTATTAGAATAATACTCTAATATATATATGTAGTTATTTTTCACAACCCAAATGAACTATTCACAACCAAATTTAGTAGACAATGTTTATTCTGCTGATAGACAGTTAATGGTAGAAAAACCCTACCAAAATCCAAACGGTTTTAAAAGACTAGGTAATGAGGATTTATGTGGTAATACTATTGCCCAAAATACTGATATCTCAATAAGGGAAGCTTTTGAACTTACTGGAGCGTTAAACCAACCAGTAGATACCGATATATACATTAAAAATTCTTTTGGTAACGATATTCAACTTCCAAATCACAAATGTATAGTTGATTCTAAAACTGGTAAACCATTAAGCGTTATGTCCAAAACATACGCTACTCAAGATAATGAACCGATATATGAGGTATTTGAAAGAAATAAAGATATTCTTTCACTTGAGAATATATGCCTTATGAATAATGGATCTAGAATTTTTGTTTCAGGAGGTGTAAAAGATTCTGATATGGAAGTCTCGAAAGATGATCCAATTAGAAGAAGATTATGTTTTATTAATTCTTATGATGGTTCATACTCTTTCAAAGTTGTTTCTATTGATTTCAGATTATTCTGTTTTAATCAAATGGGAAGAATAAATAGATCAAAAAATAAACTTGTTTTCAAACACTCAAAAGGTATTAATGATTATGTCAAAAACCTACCAGAGTTTATATCTTGGCAAAGAGAAGATCTTTCAAATTCTATCGAAGAATTTAAAGCAATGAAAAAAATGACATTTAGAAATAGAGCAGAATCTTTAGAAGTTTTAAAAAATCTTTCAAAGCATATGCTAGCTGATAAACTTATTGGATTGGTAGTTGATAAAGAAACAAAAGAAAAAAGGGAAAAAGATTTTGATAAAGATTTATCTAAAGAATGGGCAGATATTAAAGCTAATTTTATTAAGGAGACTCAAAATTTTGAAATAGAACCAAATCTTTATAACTGTTTTAATGCTTTAACCTTTCAACAAACACATTGCGAACAGAGAGTTAAAAACGATATTAAGGGTGCGAGGGTCAGATATGAAAGTTTATTAAATGGAAAGTGCGGAAATAGAATAGATATTGCTAAAAATAAATGTTTAGCTTTAACTAGATAGATTTAAGTTATCTATTAATTACCCTAGGCTTTTTTGTCTAGGGTTTTTTATTGTTTGAAATTTCATTAAAAATGGACTAGAATAATATTGTACATTCACCCAAAATTACAAAATGGCAACTGCTCAGACTTACCGCAGACAATTCAACAAAACTTTTAAAATTGTTGATGAAGTTGCATCCGAATATTATGATCTTTTAGAAAAGGAAAAAATTCAAGAAGATGATAATTTTATTTGTACTTATTCAGATTTAGAAAAAATTGATAGCTCAGATTTTAAATGGCTAGAAAAAAAGGATAGAGAAATAGAAGAAAATAAAAAATCTATAAGAAGATATCAAGAATTTATTGATATGTTAAAACAAGAAAATGAAAGTATAGAAACACATACAAGATGTTTAAAAGAAACTTTAAAAAACGGAAATGGAATAGATAAAGATTATTGTAAATACTTACTAGATAACCAAGATTAAATAAAACTACATCAGGAACTAATTAATTAAATGCTAGATTCTCTATAGATTCTAGCTTTTTTAATGTAGTATTTTTGAATGATTTTAAATTGTTTAAGGTACAAATACACGTTAAAATTTTAAAATTATAGGATTCTTACTTATGAGATTATCTAGTTATACTAAGGGATTTGAGAATCTTATTAATTCTTATGATGAGAATAGAGGTTAAAAAGTGATGTTTTTTAAGGTTTTTTAAGTAAAAAATTAATCTATTAAAATACTATTTTAGTATTGATTTATTCTGTTGTATCGTCTACAATGGAATAGTAAACCTACCTAAAATTTACAAAATGGAATTGTCCACAGTACCACAAAATCAATTATCTAAATTGATGATAAGAGAGTACAATCTCGAAACTTACTGGACTATCAAAACTTTTTTATTAAGTCCAACTAATTACAAAGGTACAAGAGTTAAAGCTATTTTAAAAAGAGATAGCGAAACAACTTGGTCTTTTGTTCACAGTTGGGATTATTCTCTATCAACAAAGGAGAACCACATAGAAGCGTGCAAAGGTTTAATTAATTCTAAAAACTTTTTTCAGAATGAAATTTTTGAAATTAAATCTATTGGTTACGATTACGAAAATTATTATTTTACAATCGGAGAACCAGAGGAAATTACAGAGTTAAAATCTTGGGAGAATTAAACAAAATGAAAACTAAAAAACAAATAGAAAAAACAAGAATACTAGAAACGATTAAGATGTTAACCAATTTGGGAAGACATCAAGAAGCTAGTAAGTTGTATCTAAAACATTTCTAAATTCTTTCTCTTTCCCATTGCTACTCTGTAAAATGTCAAATTCAAACAATCCACGCAATCGCTACCGATTAGAAACAAGATCTAATCTTAACTATGTGAGATTTGCTCTGGTAATTTTTATTAGTACTTTTATTTTCGCAAGTATCGTAGACGATACAGCATACAAAAAATGTATGAAAGTTTATTCTAATCCTGATATCTGTTACAAGTTAAACTAGATCAGGAGCAGAAACACTGTCCTCCCTTTCCCTAGTCTTCACAGTCTGGGGAATTTTTTTGTACTATCCCACAGGCAGGGGGACAGCTAGCAAAAAAAATTTTATACTACTGATATACAGGGAACTTACTGATAAATCATAGATTAAGGTCTAAAATACTACACTATAATAATACTACAATATTACACTAATGTCAACTGTTTTTCTTTGGCTCTACTTGAATTGATAGTTGTGGAGTGTTTAAATTGATGTTCTCTACACTCTCACCTAATACTTTACCGAGTGAATCTAGTATCTGAGCAGCAGTCTGCAACTGTCCTTTCCTTACAGCCTGGTCAAACAACCTCATTCTCATTCCCTGGAGTCGTGAAATCATCTTCTCTCTATCCTGTTCCCAATCCTCATCGTTCCATTTCTTTACCTGTTTCCAATCGCTCCAAGCTGTATCTATCCCGATACCTTCCCTGGATGAGTGTTCATGTACTAATTGTCTAGTTGTCTTACCTGTCAACTGCTTTGAATACAGTCTTTGCCTTCTAGCTTCTATTACTGCATCAGGTTGTCTCTTTCCACATACTCTCCCATCCTTCAAAGCTCGCTCGGATGTAAATTGACCATTTGTATTACGAAGAACAGAATCAGCCACGGACTAAAATTGTTGTTAATACTTGAATAATAACCCTAAAAACACTATTTAGTCGACTAAATCACGGAAATCCGTCAATATTTAAGCTATTCTTTACTACATGAGTACAAAAACAGCCGAAAATCTCTCCCTACGATGGGCACAGGGGGAGGTGTTCAACGCAAAAAACAGATTTAGAGTCCTGGTGGCTGGCAGAAGATTCGGAAAATCCTATTTATCCTGCATAGAACTTTTAAAAGCAGCAATAGACCGCCCAGGTGAAACATATTTCTACTGTGCTCCCACATACCGCATGGCAAAAGACATCGCATGGAAAGAAATAAAGAAACTCATCCCACGAGAATGGATACAGTCTAAAAACGAAACCGATTTAAAAATCGAACTAATCAATGGATCGCTAATCGAGCTAAAAGGCACAGAAAACGCAACAACCCTGCGTGGCCGAAGTCTAGCTGGAGTAGTACTTGACGAAGCAGCCTTCATGGATTCTGATGTTTGGTTTCAGGTTATTCGACCAGCCCTCGCAGATAAACAAGGTTGGGCACTATTCATATCTACACCAGATGGCACAGCCTCATGGTTCTACGATTTATGGTGCTACGTTCCAGAAGATGAAACAGGTGATTGGAAACGCTGGAGCTTCACAACCATAGACGGGGGTAACGTACCAGCAGAAGAAGTTGAAGCAGCAAAGGCCCAATTAGATAGAAGAACATTCAAGCAGGAATTCGAGGCAAGTTTTGAGAATCTCACTGGTCTCGTTGCAGTCTCCTTTTCAGATTCCAACATTTCTACCGAAGCGGAGGACATATCTATCGCCCCACTTTTACTAGGGGTCGATTTTAACGTAGATCCACTTTGCGGTATCTGTGCTGTCCGACACAGAGACATACTTTACGTCTTTGACGAGATAATTTTGACGGGTGGTGCAACTACCTGGGATTTTGCCGAGGAAGTTACAAATCGTTACGGAGTCGATAGAAGAGTAATTGCTTGCCCCGACCCAACGGGTGCAGCCCGAAAAACATCAGGAGTAGGTTCAACAGACCACACTATCCTACGCAGAAGCGGATTTACTGTATCTTCTCCCAGATCTCCCTGGAAAGTCCGTGACAAAGTAACAGCAATCAACACTGCACTATATGACGCAATGGGCGAACGCAGGACAGTGATTCATCCACGCTGCAAAGAACTGATAAAATCCCTGCGAACTTTAACTTACGCTCCAAACACAGGTATGCCTAATAAAAACTTAGGAGTTGACCACGCATTTGACGCTTTCGGCTACCTATGTCTCCAGCAATTCAACCTTGCAAAACCAGAGACATTAGGCCAAACTTCGTTTAGAATATACTAAGAACTACCTAATTCTTACTATGTACCACTCAACTACAAAGAAAAAGAAGAAGAAAAAGAAGGGAGGCAAGAAACGT